GCGTCGAGGCGGTCCCCATCGACACGGGCGAGCACAAGTCCGCGGGGATGCAGGGCACCGAGATCACCGAGGCGCAGCGCGCCGAGTTCCAGCGGGTCGTGGACGGCTACTTCGCGGACTTCAAGGCCGCGGTGCGCCGCGCGCGGAACGTGCCCGAGCTCGATGCGCTCGCCGACGGGCGGATGTTCTTCGCCGCGGAGGCCGTCGAGAGCGGCCTCATCGACGGCGTGCAAAGTTTCGAGGAGACGCTGGCCGGGTTCGCCCCGTCCGCCGCGGCGCCGAGACGCTCGCGGGCGGACCTCGCGATCCGGATGGCGGAGGCGGAGTAGCGGGCGCGCCGGGTTCGCGCAGCCGCTCCGCGAGACGATGGACACGCTGGAGGGCGTGAAAGGCAGGAGGAGATGAGTCCCGAGGAGATGAGGGCGAAGCGCGCCGAGATCCTCAAGGCGGCGAAGGCCCTCCGAGACAAGGCGAAGGCCGAGAAGCGCGACCTCACCGACGAGGAGACTGCCGAGATCGAGCAGGCCCTTGCCGAGGCGGACACGCTCAAGGCCGACGCGGAGAAGGCCGAGGCGAAGGCGAAGACGGCGGCGCGGCTCGACAGCGCGGTCGGCTCGCTCGAGAACTCGCTCGGCCGCAGGACCGCCCCCGAGACGCCGCCCGAGACCGGCGCGAGCCGGGAGTTCAGCGAGGTCGAGCTCGTGACCCGCATCCCGCACGGCAAGCTCAAGGCGTTCGTGGGGCCGGACGGGCACGCCCGGCCGCAGGACGAAATGGCGGCGTACCACATCGGGCAGGCCTTCGCGGCCGCGCTCGGGAACATGGGCGTCCTCGACGCCGACCTTCCGGCGGTCGTCCGGGCCAAGCGGTTCTGCGCCGACAAGGGCATGGACCTGCGAGGCCTGCTCGACGCCGACTACTCGCCGGCGCGGCCCGAGGCCACGGCCCAGAGCGGCGAGAACTTCACCTACGGCGGCGCGTCCGTCGTGACCGAGTTCTCCACCCGGCTCATCCGGCTCGTCGAGGAATACGGCGTGATCCGCAAGGTCATGGCGCGCACGCCGGGCGCCATCGTCCCGATGAGCTCGGCCGACCAGACCATGCTCCGGCGCAAGAGCGGCCTGACGGCCTACTTCACCGGCGACGCGGCCGCGACCACGCAGTCGCGCGCGGGCTTCAACCGCGTCAACCTCACCGCCAAGGAGATGAGCACGCTCACCCTCGTCCCGATCTCGCTCCTCGAGGACAGCCCCATCAACTGGGCGGACTTCATCACGCTCGAGGGGGCGCTCGCCTTCGCCACGAAGGAGGACCAATGCGCCATCGACGGCGACGGGGGCTCGACCTACGGCGGGATCGTCGGCATCCGCTCGAAGATGGTCGACGGGGACCACGCCGGGTCCTACGACGACGCGACTGCGGGCGATGACCAGTGGGGCGAATACATCTTCGACGACTTCGAGGAGCTCGTCGGCAAGACGCCGGCGTATCCCGGGGCGCAGGAGGTCTGGCTCTGCTCCAAGATCTGCAAGGCCCAGACCTTCGACCGTCTTATCCGCGCGGCCGGAGGGGCGACGGGCCAGGACCGCAGCCGCGGGTCCTACCCGCAGTTCATCGGGCACGACGTCGTCATCAGCCAGGCCATGCCGAAGGCGACGACCGCGTACAACGAGACGGTCGTCGCGCTCTTCGGCGACGTGGGCCTCGCCTGCACCATCGGCGACCGCAAGGGCGTCACGCTCGCGCGGAGCGAGCACCGCTACTTCGAGTACCGCCAGGTCGGGTTCCTGCTCTCGAAGCGCTTCGCCTTCAACGCGCACGACCTGGGCGACGCCTCGAGCGCCGGCCCGCTCGTGGGGCTGCGCGGCAACACCTCCTGACCGGGCGGCTGAGTGATTCGCGGGGGGGCGGCTCCGGCCGCCCCCCCGAGAGACGCGCGAAAAACCGGGAGCCGCGCCCCGGAGGAACGGAACGGAAGGAGAGAGCCATGGGTGTTCCTCTTCAGTGCAAGCAGACCGTGCTATTCACCGGGCAGAGCGCGGCCACGAACGCGACCGTGACCGGCATCGTCGACACGAAGGGCTTCGCCTTCGCGACGGTCGACGTCTTCGCGGCGTCCGCGGCCACGAACAAGGGCGTCACCACGCTCGACCTGCTCGAGTCGGACGACACGGTCGCCACGAACGCGGCGACCTGGTCGGGGTCCTCGCTCTCGACCGCGGGCCTGCCCCTCACCGTGGCCTACGGCTACAAGGCGAACATCGACCTGCGCGGGCGCAAGCGCTACCTCCGCGTCAAGCTCACGCCCAAGACGAACAACATCTACGCGGCCGTCGCGAACCTCTTCAAGGGCGACGAGTCGCCCGACACCACCACCAAGGCGAAGGTCGTCACCTTCGCGGAGATCTAGCTTTCACGGCGCCGGGGGCGGCGCAAGCCGCCCCCGCGCCCCAAAGCCCTGGAGGGCAGAGGCATGGCGCGAAGGAAGAGATCGGGCGCGGAGGGCAGGGCCGTCTCCGCGCGGGAGAAGCGAACATGCGGACGTTCGGGCGCGCGCACCGGGCCCGGCCGGGCCTCCGGCCTCGACCGCTATCCGTCCGGGTCGGTCGATCCGACGCCGCGGACCCGGATGGACCTGCTCCCGCCGCGTGCGCTCCTGGCCGCGGCGGCGGCGGTGAGGCACGGGCTCAAGTATGAACGGCGCCCCGGCGAAGAGAACTGGCGCGGCGTCCCCGCCCCCGTGCACCTCGCGCACGCGCTCGCGCACGTCCGGCTCTTCCAGGCCGGCGACCGCTCCGAGGAGCACGTCTCGCACGCGCTGGCCCGCTTCCTCATGTGGGGCGAGCTCGAGCTTGCGGAAGTGGGCGCGTGATGGCCGTCCCGCATCCGGCGCTCGCGGACGTCTTCGCGGCCGTGCCCCGGGCGGGCCTGCTCGCGGGCTACCCGCGCAGCGGGGCCGCGCGGGTGCGCGCGGTCCTCGCGCACTGTTTCGGCTGCGCCACGGCCTCGCTCTACGACGAGACCGACTTCGCCCCGGACTACGGGCGCCTGCTCGGCGCGGTGGACGGCAGCCCGCTCTCGGAAGGGGGCGTCCCCGAGATCGCGCGGCGCGCGCGCGCGCAGGGGCTCTTTCTCTACAAGACGCACGAGCCGGCGACGCGGCCGTTCCGCGGGCCGGTGGTCGTCATCGTGCGCGACGGGCGCTACGCGCTCCGCTCGCTCAAGGCCTTCTACCGCTCGCAACAGGAGGTCGAGTACGACTGGGCGGAGCTCGTCGAGGGGCGGCATCCGTGGGGGTGCTGGTCCTCCTGGGTGCGCTCCTGGGCGGCCTGGGCGCCGCCGGACGCGCTCTGGCTCCGGTACGAGGACACGATGGCGGACCTCCCCGGCTGCGTGGACCGCATCGCGCGGCGCTTCTCGCTCGAGCCGGTCGCGCGCGAGATTCCGCCCTTCGAGGAGTTCCGGCGCGTCGAGCCGACGGTCTTCCGCGAGGCGGCGATGCCCGGCTCGGTCGAGAGCGGCATGACGCCCGAGGACGAGGACCTCTTCTGGCGGCTGCACGGCGGCGCGATGAGCCTGCTCGGCTACGCGCGGGGAGGTGCCGCATGAAGCTCGACCTGGGCGCCGGCGGCCGGAAGCTCACGGGGTTCACGCCGGTCGAGATCAAGGACGGCCGCCAGGCCTTCCCGCTCGACTACCCGGACGGGAGCGCGAGCGAGATCCGCGCCTCGCACGTCCTCGAGCACTTCGGGCACGGGCGCACGGCCGCGGTCCTCGCCGAGTGGGTGCGCGTGCTCAAGCCGGGCGGCCTCCTGCGCGTGGCCGTCCCCGACTTCGACTACGTCGTGCGTCGCCACCGCGCCGGCGTCGAGGGCGAGCCGCTCGAGGGATACCTCTTCGGCGGGCAGACCGACCCGCACGACCTGCACAAGGCGCTCTTCACCCGGGACAAGCTCAAGGCCCTGCTCGAGGGCGCGGGGCTCGAGAAGGTCCGGGGCTGGCAGTCCGAGGCCAACGACTGTGCGGCGCTCCCGGTGTCCCTGAACCTTCAGGGACGCAAGCCCTCCAGGCCGGCGAGTGCCGCACAGCCGCCGGCCTACGCGGACCTCCAGGTCGCGGTCTGCATCTCTCGGCCGCGGCTCACGTTCGCGGACGCGACCGACACCTTCTGGCACGCCTGCCACAAGCTCAACGTCCGCTACTACACCGCGGGCGGCGCGTACTGGGGGCAGTCGCTCGAGCGCGTGATGATGAGCGCGGTCGAGAACGGCGCCGACGTGGTCGTCACGATGGACTACGACACGCTCTTCACGCGGGAGGACCTCCTCTCGCTCCTGCGGCTCCTGGCCGAGAACCCCGAGGCCGACGCGATCGCGCCCGTGCAGCAGGGGCGCAGCGACAACAAGCAGCTCTTCAGCATGAAGGACGCGGCCGGCATGGGGCGGCGCCAGGTCGACCGGGTCGAGTTCGCCCAGCCGCTTGTCCGCGCCTCGACCGCGCACTTCGGGCTCACCGCGATCCGGGCCTCCGCGCTGGAGGGGCTCCCCCACCCGTGGTTCCTCAGCCAGCCGAACGTCGAGGGCACCTGGGGGCACGCGCGCACGGACGCGGACATCTGGTTCTGGCGCCAGTGGGAGAAGGCCGGCAAGTCGCTCTACATCGCGACGCGCGTCGTCGTCGGACACCTCGAGCTCATGGTCCGCTGGCCGGACAAGTTTTTCAACGCCACGCTCCAGGAGTTCGACGAGTGGCGCACCTCGAAAAAGCCGCCCGCCGACGCCTGGCCGCCCTCGCCCGCCGAGCTCACCGGCGCGGCCGCCATGGCCGACGACTCCGAGACGCGCTGCGCCGCGGCCGAGGCCGCGGGGAAGGCCGCGCGGCGCGAGAAGCGCGCGGCCGGGAAGAAGCGCGCGCGGAAGCGGAAGAGGAGGGCGTCGTGAGGATCCGTCTTATTCAGCCGTGGTCCGGGATGCCCGTCGGCCGCGAGACCGAGGTCCCCGACTCGCTCGCGAAGCGGCTCGCCGAGCAGCGCATCGCGAACGCGATCGAGGTCCGCCGGCCGCCGGCCGCGCCCGGCCCGGCGGTCCCGGAGGCCGCGCCGTCGCCGCCGGCCGCGGGCGGGGGAGGGGCCTCGCGCGGCCGGAGGGGCCGCGCAAGAAGGGGAGGGCCCCGCTAGTGGCCCGCTACTCGCTCACGCTGAACACCGCGCCGACGGTCGAGCCGGTCACGGTCGGCGAGATCAAGGCGCACCTGCGCATCGACCACGGCGACCAGGACGATTACCTGGAGACGCTCATCACGGCCGCGCGCCAGGCGTGCGAGTCGGCCACGCGCCGCGCCCTCGTCGAGCAGACCTGGAAGATGTACCTCGATGCGTTCCCGGCGGCGATCCGCCCGCCGCGCCCGCCGCTCCGCAGCGTCAGCTCGCTCCAGTACGTCGACACCGACGGGAACACGCAGACGCTCGACTCGGGCCAGTACGACGTCGACACCGATCGCGAGCCGGGCGAGGTCCGCGAGGCCTACGGGTGCTGCTGGCCGTCGACGCGCGACCACCCGAACGCGGTCATCGTGACCTTCAAGGCCGGCTACGGCACGGACGCGGCGAGCGTGCCCGCGCCGGTCAAGCACGCGATCAAGCTCCTCGCGGCGCACCTCTACGAGCACCCCGAGAGCGTGGTCGTCGGCATGATCGCGGCGGAGCTCCCCCAGGGGGTCGAGTACCTCCTCGCGCCCTACCGGGCGTGGGGCGAACAGTAGGCATCCGCTGGAGGGCGGAGAGGAGAGAGCGAGATGGCGGACCTGAGCATCACGGTGGCCGAGGTGCAGGAGACCCCCTCGGCGAAGAAGTCGGACGTCACGGCGGGCGAGGCGGTCACGCAGGGGGAGGTCGTCGCCGGGCCCATCAGCAGCAAGTACTACCTCTGCGATGCGGACCACACGACCAGCACCTACACGCAGCCGGCGGGCATCGCGCTCAACGCGGCCGAGGCGGACCAGCCGCTCAAGATCGCGACGCAGGATGACACGTTCACGGTCGGCACGTCCGCAGCCGTGACGCCGGGCGAGATCTACCTGCCGAGCCGCACGGCCGGGGGCATCATGCCGGTCGGCGACGTGACGACCACGGCCACGCAGCGGATCTCCGTGCTCGGCATCGGCATCGACTCGGGCACGATCAAGCTCAAGCTCCAGACGAGCACGATCGCGAAGACGAGCTGACGGCGTGGCGCAGCGCGCGGGCGGCTACCGGCACCGGGTCGAGGTCCAGCGGGCCGAGCGGTCGCGCGACCGCTTCGGCCAGCCGGTCGTGACCTGGCGGACGGTGACGAAGATATGGGTCCGTCTCGTGCCGCTCGCCGGGCGCGAGCGGTTCGTGGCCCAGCAGGCCGTCGCCGAGACCACGCACCGCCTCGAGGCGCACTACTCCAAGGCCGCGCGGCTCGACGCGCGGGCCCGCGTCAAGTACGGCGACCGCGTCTTCGAGGTCCTCGCCCCGCCGGT